TGTACTTGTAAAATAAAAATAATTTTCCGGCTCACCTAAAGTGCCTGCTGTAGTTGTTACACTACCATCTGAATTTTTCTTTCCAACTGTAATTGTAAATCCAGCTGCCGCGCTAATATCACTTACATTATCAAATGTAGGTACAGATATAAACTGTTGTAAATTTTTTGTATCTGCTCCTCCTGAACCTTCAGCTGTAACTACAGGAGGTCCTCTAAATCTTACTGTATCACCAGTTGATCTTTTATGATCAAGTGAAAAAACATTTACAAAAGTACTTCCTCCATATTTAATAGTTTCAAAAGGATTATTACTTAACATAATTAAACTTGTTTTAGCTGCAGGTTGTGGTCTTGCATTTCTTAATGCTTGTGGATCACCGCCATGGAATCGTGGATCTAATTGTGGTTGTTTAGGTTCATATTCAGAATAGTGAACTAAAAATCCATTCCATTCTTTTACCATTTCTATATATGGAAATGCCATTCCTGATCTATCAGAAATAGCCATTGATCTTCTGCCTTTAGCAAAAACTCCAGCCATTATACTCCATCTCCATAAAATGTTTGTGGTGTAATATAAGTTGATGTTTCTTGACCATCTGAAGTTACAGCTCTCAACATTTCATCTTCATAAATTAATTTTAAATCTGCGGTTCTGTCTGGTGAATATTTCATACTTAAATAATAAGCTAATCCAGAAATTAAAGCTGGATAAAATCTAAATATTGTATCAGAAGTATTTGTATAAGCACCTACATCTTCTAATTTTGCCATGTAATAAAAACGAACTAAATAATTTGCTCCAGAAAAACTAGAACTAGGGGTTGTATATAAAAATATATTAGGAGAAGCGATTATCGTTCCCGCTGCATTATATACATACCTTTGTCGTTGAACATAATATTGTGAAGGCGTTCCTTTTGATAATTTATTAGGTAAAGCTGAATAAGTTGATCTACTTATTTTATCTAAAGCTGTATCTACAGGAGCTGTAGATGTTGTATTATTTCTAACATAAGCTTCTAACACATCACTTATGTCAGTTGGAAAATTAGCCGTATCAGCCGTATAATTATATTCTGGTTGACCTTCCACCAAAGGAATACTTCCTAATTTAATTTTCCAAAGATTAATTCCTCGATTGCCCCATTCGGACAATAAAATATTTAATGAACGCCTAGCACTTCTTAATTGATAACCTGTTCGAGTACCGCGTACATTTGTTCTTTCGTACGCTTCTTCAATGATTTCATCAATTGAAGGATCAAAGGCTGTTGTTCCCGAAGTAGCCATTTATCCTCCTTATGCGCCAGTAATCGTAAGTGTAACGCTTCCGCCTGCTCCAGTTAAAGTACCACAAACACCATCTTTAAATAAAATACCAGAACCAGGAACGTAAACTGATAATCCTTCCGTTCCAAAATTATAAGTAGCTATTAAATTACCTGCTGCAGTTGCTCCTGTTGTAGCGCTGTCGTGTAATAATAATTGAGAACCCGCTATTCCTTCACCTTGAATAGAAGTCACTCTAGTTCTAGCTGCCCTCAATAAGGTTACAGCTGCTGTATCCATTTGTAAGGTTGTTTGGTCACTTGTGTAACCGCTTGCCATAATTTATCTCCTTAATCGTGAGCTCCCGAAGGAGCTCACATTATTTTATTTATTTATTAACTCCACGCCGCAGCGCCTGTGTCAAATGTAGCGCCATTAGCGAAATCATAAGCAAAATCCCAAGTACCTTTTTCATAGCACGTGAAATAGATAAAACAACCATGAGTTAAACTATTAGTTGCTGCTGCCGCAGGTGTATACGTTAATATCGTTTCACTTGCTGCAGACGTATCTATAGTTGATGCTGCTCCAGCGGTTCTACTTTCCACTTTGGAACCAGTTCTGTAAACATCACTTCCTGCACATGTAAATTTGAGAGTGTTAGTCCCACCATTTGTGTCATCTGTTTGGTAATGTACTACTATAGTTCCTACTGTAGCTGCTGGTAAAGTAACAGCTTGTGCTGCATCACCGTCAAAATCATTAACTGTGATTGTATTAGCCGCATAAGTTAATGATGCGCTTGTTGCAACAGTAGTAGCAGTTAAACTAGTAAGATCTGGTTTTAGTCCCAGAGTTCTTGCAGTATAAGCTCCTGTTGAAGTGTTTTTATTGACTTGTTGAAATCCTTTTTCGGATCTTACCGAGCCATTAAACGTTGTTGTTGCCATTTTATAATCCTCCTAGATTATATAGATCTAGTCTCTAGGCCGTCGACTATACGCGTCTAGATCTAATTAATTAATTGTATAGTGATTAAAATATATATGAAATTTGCGTAGAGCGCAAGGTATCCCGTAAAGAAATTACGATTTCAGCGATGTGGCGTTTATCTAAGTAGCCACAGAAACTTCGGGGGCAGAATTCCTAATTGCATTTTCTCTGTCTGCAATTTTACGTTCCTCAAGTTTGATCTCAGTAATAGTGTTTTTAATTGCACTATCAATTTCGACCATATCCAGAGTATATTTACCGCTTTGCTCATACTCCAACTGCCACTTCAACTCCAAGGATCGTTTTTGTTTGTATAGGTCTTGTATCATTAATAACCTCCTCATAGGTTATCCATTTACCACGGGTAAATCCATCTTTCTCCAGTTTTACCTCATTTTGTCCTAGCTTGTCAAGGATTGATTTTTCTACACTTTCCTTGGTGTCTTCAGCCACCACGTTTGTTTCACCGCTATAGCCTTCATAATGGATCTGTACTCGGAAATTTTTCATATTTCTATCTTTATAAACGAAATGAGGCCGTTTTGAGGCGGCCTCATCTCTAATGTTATTACGCTCCTGGTGAGCCGTAAATACCTCTAGGGTCAGAACATCCGAAGACGTATCTTTCTCTAGCTTTGTATCTAACGTTCCCAGTATCGAAATCGCCTTCCATTGCAGTTGTCAATGGGGCACGATTGAACATTTTCATACCGTTAGGTACGTCTGTAATAATATACCATGCGTCCGTATCAGTTAAGAAATTATTCACTCTGTATCCTTGAGGAATCATTCCCATAGATTTAGTTGCATTGATATCATTATCAGCTGTTCCCACTCTGCCTTGAGATTTAAATAATCTTTCAGCAGTAAATTGAGTGTTAGAAGGAATGATCATTTTCACTCCTCTAGCAGCAATTTTAAGACCTCGTTCGTCAGTCATTGCAGCAATGTCTATTAAAGCTTGCTCCATTGACGTTTCATTAAGATCTGCCGCAGTTGCTAAAGTATTACTAAATACTCCTGCAATCGTTGGGTGCTCAGTACTAAATAAAGTTACAGCGTCTCCAGTTTTAAAGCTACCAGATGGTAGACCATTAATTAATGGATTGACTGCTTTTACTTCTTTAGCATTGCTCATAGATCTTGCTAAAGCTTTTGTATAACGAGAAGCAATTCTATCGTAGAGGTTATCTTCGATAGCTTCTTCTGTTATCGCAAATGCTAGAGCGATAGTCTCATTAGTGTAACGTGCTGTAAAAGTTTCTTGAGCTTCGTCATATGATATGCCTTGCCCTTCCGCTTTTACATCAGCATTCGCAAATCCTGATAACATAACTTCCTCTTCGAAAGCTCTGTCAGAAGATTCTTGAACGTATATTTCAGCATGTTGATTTTCATACCGTTTGTATTCCAGACCAAATAGTGCATTTAGGCCTGGCTCTAGTTCTTTAACTAGCTGTGCTCGTGATATTGCCATTTTCTATATACTCCTATTTTATGATTGTAATTCAATCAGGTTTAGAACAACTACTACGGATGTGTAAGCAGCAGTCATATCCGAATTTGACGGATCTTCTGCTAATCTTAACAATCGCCATGTGGCTGCGTCCGCACTTGTATCGTCGATATCTAAAGTAGCTGAAGACTTACCAGTAGTTGTACTACCAGCAGAGGCATTCATGTCATACGTTTCTAAATATCCAGCTTGTGCGAGCAACTTGTCCGTTGATACTACATATAATTGTTGTGGGTTATCGTATACGAAAGCAGTTATGTCCTCTGAATTCGCAGGTGTTACTTGTACATAATGGTTCGACCATGTCGGCTTCAAAGTTGTAGCCGCATTATAGAAGATTCCATTTAGTACTCCCAAAGTAGGATTGTCTGCGGTCTGTTGACCTTCAGTAATGTACCCTGCTGAGGAAGAAACTTGCCCACCACTATATATAGTGTCGCTAGCATTTGCATCGATATAGTACTTACCTTGACCTGAAGTCGCTGGAGTT